TGATACAGGTTTCCCTATTTTATATAACAGTCGCGATGAGCAGCAGGGCTCGGCATTCTCGTATTCTATGTTCTTATTTATTCACCCTGATACCTTTGAAAAGTCTGGTCCTGCTGGAAACCAGTGCGGTAACTCAAAGCCCGGTCTAGCAAATGGCAACGCCCCTGTTAAACTCAAGCATGTCTTCCACAAGGGAAGCGAAAACGGCTTCCCCAATCTTGCCCCCGCTGTCTTCGTCCAAAACGATGTAAATACTCTCCGTGTCTATATGAATACGATTGATTCTTGGGATAACTATGTCAGTGTACCGAATGTACCAGTTGGCAAGTGGTTCCACCTTGTCATTCTCCTCAAGGGTGTCAATCTAGATGTTTATGTCAATGGAAATATTGCCGTCCGTATGAAGTTGAAGACTGTACCGAAACTCAACCCAGGCGGACTCTACGTGATGAAGGACATGTACTTTCCTGACAAGCCTGGGTACGATGAGCGCCTTTTTGCCGACTATAATGTTGTAGGTCCGATGAAGGGTATGGTATCTCGCCTCAAGTATTTCGCCTATGCCCTCAACTACGCCCACATCGATTCTCTCTATCGCGAGCGCCCAAACACGTCTAGCATCGTCGCGCCATCCACAGACGCCCAACAGCCGCCCTACTTCTGGGATGACTGGTGGGTCAATAAGTATTAAATTACCTGATTTAGTTATAATTATATGAATTCGCATAGCGAACTTGTATAATAATTGGATGAATGGGAAGAATAGAATTAGCGGGCGAACTTCAGTCCGCCCAAACCACTGCTAATTTCCAAGAAATTCAGAGTCTCCACAAACGTATAAAGATTATATGTATATCCTGCTAAGTATGGAATCGGCCATACATCCACATCCAGCTCTAATCGGTCAATACGACTTGTATTGAGTGTACCTGTTGGCTGCTGGACCGATGACCCATTGAGAGAGAAACTATAAGCACTCAACGGCCACATTTCGTACTGTGTAGCTTCTCCTAGCGATTGGACCGCCGCGGAATTGCCCTCCATATAACGAAACGGTACATATTTCTGGAAGTAGTCGCTATCCTGGCTATCAAACAAAGCATTACCATTTGCCGTAAAAAATGTATTCAATAAAATATCGCGTTGAATGCCTGCAAGATTAATACCAGTGCGTCCCAAAGGCGCAGTAGCCGCACCTGGGTAAGGATTTGGTGCAGGGCAAGGCTGGACGTTGAGACCATTTGCATTTGTACATACAAAATTGGGGTAGGTCCAATACGGAGCAGGGGTTACAAAGGGACGCTCTGACCCTAATGTATACATCCAATTTGTCAGATTTGTGGACTGATTGCGATATGTAATCGCGTCACTACGCCGTGCGAAAAATATTAAACGAGTCGCTATATTATGTACGTCTAATCTATATGTATTTCGTGTTGTAATTCCATAAAAGGTAAACCATTGAACTTGGCGCACATTGTATCGTAATGTCTTGTTCGTAAACATGAGACGAACATCATCCTGTAAGAATGTAAAGGTTGCTTCTAAGGTTGCGTTGAGCGGCCAGCCATCGAGCAGCGGAACTCCGCCCGAAATATCTGTCAAAAAATATCTCATAGCGCCACTAATATCATTATTTCCGCCATATAGATTCGTCATTGACATAGGAAGATTGCCATAAAGTTTTTGATTCCAAATCTGCATATATCGGTCAATCGACGTTCCGTCAGGTAAATAACTTGGAGCAAGGGTCTGAACTCCAGGACGTACCCTGGCTCCTGACAAATCAAGGATAGTATATAAGTCGCGAATCGGGCGCATTTGAATTGTCACTTCCGAATCGTGATATTGTAGGGCAACAAGTGGGAGTGAATTTTCCGGAAAATCGCTAAACCATAGACCTAAGGGAATACGTAAAATACGACCTGGAATCGACGCCGAATTATTTTGAATCGGTGCCGGATTGTTTGGTGTGCCACGCCATGCGACTACATTCGGATACCCCATTCCTGGCGGGACGGTCGGATCCGCATAAATTCCATTTGCCGGATCGAAACATTCTGGCACATCGCCTACCATCACGCGCCATTTTGTATACGTATCGCTATCCTGGTCTAACATTGCGCGTGACGAAATCCAATCACTATTGAACTGCTGTATAATCTGACCGCCAATCGTGAATGTAATCGTGTCTATCATACGAACACCGATTTGACGAACCCACGCAAATTCATACTGCCGATCAACGGTAACTTCCTGATTGCCATTTGCGTCCAGAATAGGGCATCCGCTAACATCAACAGCGGGGCGAAGATACGCTTTACTGAAAATATCTGGCAATGTTATTCGTAGTACTAAATCACTGAGAAGGTCGCCTTGACGAGGGATTTTCGTCTTCAGCAGAATCGGCGCATCTGGCAGTAAGAGATTCGGTCCATCCAAAGGGATTTGGATCGGCTCCTGTGAAAAGTGTGTATAACGTTCAAACGACTTATAAAAATAGGTTGTTTGTGGGTTTCCATTGAGAATAATATTCTCGTTTCCGTAGCAAACTAGCGATAGTAACCCGCCCGGCATATCTAATCGGGCAACGATAATTCCTAACTACGAAAAGACGCACACTTACTTAGAGGATTATGGCAACACAAGCGTCCATGAATGTACTTATGAATAACACAAATGTCGGATTCACCCCCACCGTATCGGCGATCACAATTCTATTTTGGATTCTTGGGCTTCTTGTGCTATGTGTCGGGGTAGCTGTAGCGTTCAAATATTATCGATTACACGAAAGCCCCTGGTGGTCCGATCGTGCTCGCTCAAACAATGCGCTATGGGATTGGCTCGGCGCCTTTCGTAGCTCACCATCGTTCGGACAGTATGGTACACTGAATGAAGTGCCAAGTGGACTTCAACTCTCGGTCGCCCCTTCGCCCGTAGAGAAACAAATTGTAAATCCTTCGCCACCGCCTGTTGCCTGGTGTTTCGTCGGCGAAGATCTCACCGGTCGCTATTGTGTCAAAGTTCCATCTGCTAAATCATGCGATCGCACGCGTGTATTTAACTCCCAGCAAGACTGTGAATTAAAAAATGGAAATGCTTTACCTGCCGGCGTTGTATCTCCGCACGATGGACGGAAAATGACACCCCTTAGCTCTGGAGTGCTGGCGCCTTAATGCGTCGGGTCCAAATAAATAACATTACTCGCAATCAATAGGGGAATGAGTCAATTATTGAGTCAGTTAAAAAATAATTTAATGTATCAGCTTCATGCGGCAACATATAATCCCGACGCTGAAGCATACGCTGCAGAGAAACAGGCGGCTGCTGTCGATTTAAGTGGAAGTAAGAAAGCCGATATAAGTGGATCCGATCTGAGTGGTGCTGATTTGAGCGGCGCTGATTTGAGCGGTATTATATGTTTTACCACTACAGTTCAACTGAGCCCTACAAATTTCTTTGCAAATGATACATTTAATACATATTATAGCAAAGTTTCAAAAGAAGGTTTACATCTGTATCAATTCAATTCATTGGCAAAAGCCAAATCAAAAGCTCAGTCAAGAGATGATTGTACTGGTATATTAACATATGTAACAAATAATCAAGCATTCTATTTAATTTATACTGCTGATGCTACACTGATAAATACAGCACCTTCAACGGATGTTTCAGGCTCGAGTACATCAGTTATGCCGTGGTCTACAGGCACACCTACAAATAATTTGACCTCGATGGCTGCGACGGCTGCTGGGTTGAATCCGCAATTTCTTCATGCTATGACATGTAGCGCACTTGAGAATGAAGAAGAGAGAAAAACATTTAGTCTATCGCGACTATTAAAACGAGCACTTGGAATTACCGGTGGTGTATTGGGTGTATTTTTATTCATTGCGCTCGGTATTTTTGGCGCGTCTCTGGCGACAAATCTCAATGTCTACCGCGGCTGGCCTTACCGTATTCTCTATGCGCTATATGGATTTGTATTCTTCTTCGTTGTTATACCGTATGTACTTCTATGGCGCTGGGCGTATCTGAAAAAACGCCCCCGCTTTTACTCTCTCATTCCTATCATCGGCGCACCCTTTGAAAATCGTATTGCCGCAACTCTCCTCAGTTGGCTCACATTTGAACCAGATGACGAAATGGCATTTTTAGACGGATGTAGGCTGTAATCACTTATAATGTTTATACGCTAAAAACCCCCCTACTCCTAATCCAATCCCTGCTACCATATATAGCAATGATTGTGTATCAAAATAAGGGCGCTCTGATGCCTCTTGAAAGGAGAATCTTGATAGTTTAGAGAGTCCTACTACAGAATGAACGAACTCGTGCCATGTAATTGTAGGTTTCTTGAGTTGTTGGTTTATTGTATTATGCATATTAAATAGCCATCGAATAAGGGTTTGTTTATCTCCTACAGCCTCACGAACAGGAGATTCTTTTAAATTCGCCTTATAATGTTCCTTACATATCGGACACGGTATTACATATTGTAATGACTCGAAGAAGTTTATGGCAGCCGCTTTCTCCTCCTCCTTTGGAAACGGTGAATATCCAATTGTTACAATATGCATCATCATCCAAAAAATAGGACCCCATACTGCCGGTCCCATTCCAATCGGTGGGAACGCCTCTTCCCTTTGTGGCGGAGTTCCTTTCATATTATCAGGTAGAGTTGGGCGGCTCATTCTCTTGTATTTAGATATTTTCCTGGGTTTGATTGTCCGAAAAAAGTTGGCGCACCTATCTAATGGAGTGCGTAAATTGTGGTAAACTAGGTCATACATTCCGGGATTGTACGGCGCCTGTAATGTCGTTTGGCATATGTGCGATTAAATTTTTAGAAAATATACCATATTATCTGTTGGTTAGAAGGCGTGATTCACTATGTTATGTAGAATTTCTACGAGGAAAGTATAAAATGGATAAAATAGACTATATTCATTTACTGATTAATGGAATGACAGTTGAAGAGCGTGGACGTTTGTTAACAAAGCCTTTTGAAAAACTATGGTCCGATCTTTGGAACGCTCAAAACACCCGACAGTTCCGAACCGAATTTGAAAATGCACGACGTAATTTTGAAANTCTTAAAACGACTGGAGACCGTAACGGAAAGACACTTGCTTTGTATATTTCTACAGCAACCGGTGCATTTACCGAAGCAGAATGGGGATTTCCAAAAGGGCGCCGTGCGTTAAAAGAGAAAGAGCAAGAATGCGCTTTACGCGAATTCAAGGAAGAGACTGGTATTCCTGTAAAATGCATCCATATTCTTGACGAGCCACCACTGATTGAAGAATATGTTGGTACAAATGCCATTCCTTATAAGCAAACATACTTTGTTGCCTGTTGTAAACCAAATATTGTTGCAAATATTCAACCTAATAATCATATTATGAAACGAGAAATCGGTGACATTAGTTGGTTTACGTTTGAAGCAGCTATGGCGCATATTCGTGAATCGAACGTCCAAAAACGCGCAGTTATGACAGAACTTCATCGAC